GCAAAGTTATTTGCAGTTAATAAACCACCAGCTCCACCACCTCCATCATAGCCACCACCCCCACCTCCACCTGCCACAACCAAATACTCTACAGTTGCAGTAGGCAAAGATGTCAAAGGGTTTAATGTTCCTGTGATGATTCCGCCGATATATGATTGACTCATTTTTATTCCTTAGAACGTCACAGTTCCGCTACCAGTCCAAGTGTACACACGATTCTTGTATCCTAGTCCTGTTGCAAATGGGGATAGTTGGCTCCAAGGAGCTGAAACAGAAATTGAAGAAGTAGGGGAAAAAGAATTAGGTGATGAATCTTGCAAATATGCTCCTGATACACTATTCAATAACAACGATGTTCCTGAAATAGAAGTCAATGGAATTGTGCTAGGTGTGAAAGAACTTGTATATAAACAAGTTCCTTTGATAATTCTTAAATTAGTTATATAACCAGAATACCAGCCATTTGCTCCATCCCAAGGTGAATCTCCTACACAAGTCCCACCTTGACCAAAATCATATAAACTTGTATCAGTTGTTCCTGTTTTTTCTAAAAAACCATTGATAAATAAACGAATAATATTACTACTATCTCTTGTTGCCGCTATGTGATTCCATGTATTTGCAATAAGATTATTTGTTGAATAAACTGCTGATGTACTATCATGAGAAACATTGCCAATTCCAACTTTACTTGCTAATGCACTTAAAGCTGATGTTCCCCAAACTCTAATAAAAGAAGCATTATTAGAAAAAGTATCATTTGAACCAATAATATTTTGATAAGGTGGAGATGAGCCATTCCAATAAACCCAGCATTCAATTGTAAATTGACCACTTAAACTCATGGCAGATGATGACGCATATGTAACTTTGTTACTAGAACCATTAAAGTTCATACTACCACTGCCACTTGTAGAAGCAGTATATGTTCCTGTCAATGCTGATGGTGCGTTATAGGTATCTGGGTAAGAAATGATGACGATGCCTGATCCGCCTGTGCCACCACCCCAAACCGTTCCATTAAATCCACCGCCACCTCCTCCACCACCTGTATTAGTAGTTCCTGAACCACCAGCGGCAGTATTATTTCCTGTCCCACCACCACCTACACCACCAATACCAAAAGTTGAAGAACTTGCTGATGGAGAACCACCACCTCCTCCAGCATATGTAGTAACTGTTCCAGATATTGCCGATGCTACACCAGCGCCTCCGTTACCTGGCACAAGCGATCTAGCATTTAATCCGACAGTTCCTGCTCCTCCACCACCTCCACCCATACCCGCATTACCACCGCCAGCATAGCCAGTCCCACCAGCATTACCTTGATTTGCAGTACCTTGACCAACCGCAGATATTGATCCACTATCATTTAATCCGCCACCACCACCTGAACCACCAGCTAATCCATTTGTAGGTGTAGATGAGTTCCATGAAGAACCTCCTCCACCACCTATAGATGTAATATTTGCAAAAACAGAATTGTTACCAGAGGTTCCTGTACCGCTAGGAGTTGCACCTGCACCTCCACTGCCAACAGTTACAGTTACAGATACGCCTGCTGTTACATTTGATATTCCTTGTAACAATCCTCCAGCTCCTCCACCAGAGCCATCATTTGATCCACCCCCACCACCACCTGCTACAACAAGGTATTCAACTGCGGGGGTTGCGTATGATGAATTGCCAGTAAATGGAAATGCTTGTTGAGTAGTAACAGAACCGTTATTTGTAATTGACAAAGCATTACTTGAGTTATCAACAATTGTTGAATTTTGTAATGTCAGTATTGCTGTGTTTGTAATATTGCTTAATGGAGATGATGAAGGAGTAAAGTTAGATGTGTATAAGCAAGTACCATTTAAAATTCTAAAGTTTGATAATAAACCATTACATCCACCATCAATTGCTCCATTGTAATACTCAACGCCAAGTCTTAATGTACTTGAAAAAGCATTGCTATTTGTTGCAGTAGTTCCATTTGATGTGCCATTGATGAACATTCTTATTACGTTACTTGCATCCCTTGTAATAGCAACGTAAGTCCAAACATAAGGATTGGTTGATGTATTTTGCAATAAAGTTGCATTATTGGTATAAAGTTGATTAAGCGTACCGCCTGTACCAATATAAAATTCTAATCCTGTGGAAGTATTAACATCACCCAAAGTAAAATAACTTGAGTTGCCTGTTGTGTTTCTATAGTACCAAAATTCAATTGTAAATTGACCAGACAAAGTTGCTGGCAATGTTGCTTGCAAATATTGAGATAAGCTACCTGTTGGGAATGAACCAGCATAAGTAGATGGATTACTCCAAGCCTTCTGTATCAAGCCTTGTAACTGCTGTTTGAGAGTGAATAGACCTTGTGCCATTTTTTGTTCTCAGAATGTGATTGTGCCACTGGCTTTAAAAACATAGACGTTATAACCAAGAGCTTGATAATATGTGGGTGAGCCTGTTGTTGATGTGGCTTGGGATAGATAGGAAGGGTATCTGATGACTACGATTCCTGAACCGCCTGCTCCACCTGTTTCAGATGATCCACTACCTGAACCACCACCTCCACCACCACCATTGCCAGTATTTGCAAGACCATTGATTCCAGGATTGCTTCCAGAATCTCCGTTGCCACCATTACCATTATTACCAGAGCCTGATGCTCCACCAAGACCAGGTGTTCCTGTGCGAACACCACCGCCACCTCCAGCCGCATAAATAGCAGGAGAACCAGTTATAGAACTACCCAAACCTGCGCCACCATTACCAGCCAAATTTACACCAGCATTACCACCAGCAGAGCCTGCACCGCCTCCTCCACCACAAGAATACCCATTGCCAGATGTTGAGGCATTACCCCCTGCATTTCCTTGCCCAGATGTTCCTGCGCCTCCAGTTTGTGCAGTTCCAGAACTTCCTGCTCCTCCAGCAGAACCACCACCAGAGCTATTGGAAGCATATGCACCAGCACCACCGCCAATTGCAGTTATTGATCCAAAAACAGAGTTTGCTCCTTGTGATCCACCAGACCCAGCAGAAGCAGTAGATGCTCCAGCACCAACAGTCACAGTAATTGATGATCCTATGGTTACAGAATAGCCTGTTGCAGTTAGTAATCCACCAGCGCCACCGCCCCCACCCCAATAAGACGAACCAGAACCACCTCCAGCGACAACAAGATACTCTACTGTTTGAACAGGGTAGTTCAGCCCATTGTATTGAGCAGAGATGAAACCGCCTTGATGAGTCAAACTCATGGTCAGTCCTTAACTAATTGCTTCAAACGATGCTGTGTATGTCAAAGCAGATGCAGTACCAGATGTAACGCCAACTGATTGGTTTTCTGTCAAATAAAACGCTGTTGTCTTATCGGTCACAATCACTGAAGCATTTGGTGGAACACTGATCTGATATGCCAAATATGAAACTACAGTTGCGCTACCAAAGGTGGCATTGTTACCAATACCCACAGTACAGGTGGCCGCACTTGAGGTTGTATTTGACACAACAATGTTGTCGATCTTATTGACGGTATTCGTGGCAGGCGTCAATCCTGTCAGCGTTGTTGTACCGTTATAAGTCCAAGATGTTGTTGCACCTGTGGTACTTGGAATAACATATGCCGTATTTCCATAAATACTCGTTACGTTAACAATATTTGGATTTGCCATTTAATGCTCCTTAGAATCCGAAAATTAGAGCCATCGCAATGGCTTTACCTGTTGAAATACCTGCTGTGCCCCATGTGGGAGTACCAGAACCGTTTGAAAGAAGTGCTTGGCCGGATGTGCCAGCAGAAGTGAATGCATATGCACTACCTGTTCCATATGCCACAGCACCAGCAGTAGGAGTAGCTGTACCACTTGTACCACCATTACCATATGCCAATGTTCCTGTTACATTTGCTAAATTAACAGAACCAATAACTGTTTTTAAATTACCATTTGTATCTGTTGTACCATCAGTTGACCAAGTATCTCCAACTTGAAGTGTTACTTTAACAATTGTTCTTAAAGTTGAATTGTCGTTATAACTAATGGTTAATGTGTTGGCAACAGTGTCAATATTTGCAATATAGATGGTTTTGATTAACCGTCTAGTTGACGATGCTGGAGCTGAAACAAGCGTAACTTGGGATGTTCCATTCAATGCTCCATCACTAGAACCTTCTACAAAACTACTTCCAGTGTCATCTGAGTAAGCAGTTACAAAAGATGGGTTCGTAGTGGTAGCCGAAGCTCCCATCTGCACCGTTATTGATTTGGTTGTTGCGTCTAAAACTAACATGGTTTACCTTTATCTTGAAATGAACCAAGCATACGCATAGGCAGAAGTAGAACCACCTCCACTGGATGCTATTGTAATACCACCACTTGAATTTGTAATGGTTATGTTTGATCCTGCCGTTAATGTTGAACTGGTGTAACCAGTTCCATTGCCTATGAGCAAAGCCCCATTTGATGGAGTTGTTGTTATGCCAGTTCCACCATTTGTGGTTGCCAAAGTACCAGCTAGAGTAATTGCTCCAGTAGTTCCTGTATTTGGGGTAAATCCTGTGGTTCCAGCACTAAAGCTAGTCACTCCACCTGTGGATGCCGCCCACGTTGCAGTAGTACCGTTTGACGTTAATACATAACCACTGGTACCAATACCTAATCTTGTGGCACTGTTTGTACCATTCCCAATGATCAAGTCACCAGTTGTGGTGATTGGAGATAGGTTATTGAAGCCTGCAGAAGCTGTAATGGCGTTTGTTCCACCATTGGCAATAGGTAAAGTACCAGTCACACCAGTGGTTAAAGGCAATCCTGTAGCATTGGTCAAAGTACCAGATGAAGGAGTTCCTAGTGCACCGTTATACAAAACAACTGCACCTGCTGACCCTGTGTTGACTGCCAAAGCTGTTGCAACACCTGTTCCAAGGCCACTTACACCAGTGGAAATGGGCAAGCCTGTGGCGTTAGTTAAAACTGCCGCAGAAGGCGTTCCAAGGTTGGGAGTCACCAAGGTAGGGCTAGTAGCCAAAACAACGACTGTGCCTGATCCTGTGGTCGAATAAGATGTTCCCCAAGCTGATCCTGTGGAGTTAGCTATACCAGCACTAGGATAAACCATTGAGCCACCACCAGTAGCGTTCAATGTGCCACCAGAGAAGGTCAAATTTGTACCAATTGTGACGTTGCTGAACCCACCTGAACCGTTTCCATAAAGGATTGAGGTTCCAGAAGTGGGAGGAGCGTAGTCTGTGCCTGAGGTGGCGGCACTTATCGCTGTGCCATTACCCTTCAAAAGCCCCGTAATCGTCGTAGAAAGCGTTATTGCAGGCGTCGTGGTGCTATTGGCTACCGTTCCTGCAAAACCGTTTGCAGACACCACAGAAACGGCTGTAACTGTACCTGTACCAGCGGCATTTGACCATGTTGGAGGACTTGCTCCATTACTTGTCAAAACTTGACCAGATGTACCAGCAGATGTAAAGGCAAAAGAAGTACCATTACCATACGCTACACCACCAGAAGTTGGAGATGCAGTGGAATTTGTACCACCTTGTGCGATTGGTAAGGTTCCGCTGGTTATCTGAGATGCAGATATAGCTATGTTTGTGTTTGTAACGCTTGAAATCTGCCCATAAGCGTTTGTTGTGATGACAGGTACAGTAGATGCACTACCATATGTTCCAGCAGTTCCTACGGTCGCTAAAGCAATCGTACCAATAGTGGTGATTGTTCCACCTGTTAGGCCAGCACCAGCAGTGATTGAAGAAACCGTACCACCAGAAGGAGCAGTTCCACTAGAAGCTGAGGTCAATCTTCCATAAGCATCTACGGTGATGGTTGCGTAGTTATAGGTGCCTGCAGTTACAGCAGTTGTGGTCAAACCAATTGTGGGATTACCAGTCGAAGCATCGCCATTGGTAACAGCAATTTGACCAGAGGTTCCTGTGATGGTTTTGTAGCCTAAGGTGGTGCCATTGACTGAGAGAAGGCCAGTGCCTGAGACTGCGGCAAAGTTTGCCAGCACCCCACTCGTTGAAATTGTTGGATTACCACCTACTCCATTACCATTTGTAATTGATAAACCAGAACCTGTGACCGTGATTGTTCTTGGTGTAATGGTTCCTGCACTTGTCTTGGCAATCACGCCAACACCAGATGCCTCTAAGGAACCAGAAGTACCATTCAAATAAATTTGATAGCTTGACCCTGCTCCACCATCAGTCAATCCCAAACCTGTACCTGTGGTCAAATAACGTGATGAAGGCAAGGCAGGCGTAGCATTGACCGTCAAAAAGCTATATGTGCTCAGGTTTGAGGTAGCCTGAATAGCACCTGTCGTAGTCTGTACCGTCACCCCATTTTGGACAACAGGAACAGCCTCAGAGCCTGTTAGGGCACCTGCTACTGGTAATTGTGTAATCGTCACATTCGCCACGTCAGGCTCCTTGTTTTTTGCGTTTAGCCCAAACTTCTTTCACAGCTAAAGACACAGATTTTTTGTGTTCTTCAGAATGCTTCTTTCCAAGATGTGCTAATTTTAATTTCAATTTCTGTTCTTCGGGCATTATTCGACCCTTATTAGGACCAACACAACCCTTTTTTGAATCACTGATTTTTCTCTTGATTTCATCAGTTAAAACAACTCCCTTTCTGTGTGGAGTCAATCCTTCTCTGGCCTTTAGCATTTTTTCTAAATGACCATTTGGCATTTTTGTGCCTTTTTGTTTGTCACTTATTTTCTTTTTAATCTCATCATCAAAAATAATTTTTTTGCCATTTGACCTGTTATAAAAAGTATTTTTGTCTTGCTTAAACAAACCAGAGATCAATGCTTTTTCAAAACTTGCACAAATGTCATAGTCACCTTCAAACAAAATTTCTCTAGTAAAGTCACTTGGTCTGTCAGAATATTCTTTCAACATAGACTTGGATGAGCAAACATATCCATCATCTGTATTTCCAAGATGCACTCCCACATAAACTTTTGCAGTTTTATGATCTGACCAGCAGTAAGTAAAGCCATTAGCCATAGTTATTGGTTCTCAGGTGGACTTGGACTTAGTGTATCTAGATTACCATTTGTTGATGGTGTTTGTGTATTATTTTCTGGTGACAAGGCCCATTGACCATATCCAGTTTCAATGATTGCGTCTGGCACCACGTCAATGTTGGTATCAGGTCTGGGAAAACGAATGTTGATGCGTTCCGTCTTCCGAGCCGCCAACCTATATGGGTCCTTTTCATCCTTACAGCCTTGGGCACACACTCGGAGGCCGGGGAAGTTAAAGTCCATACTCATCTCTGCATGGGGACGCTTCATCTTACATCTATCGCATATCGCAATAGATATATCAGACATCCCTCGTGTATCAATGAATATAGGCATAAGTAATACTTTCTACCTCGTATAAACTGAAATATTCGGTGAGAAGTACTCAGGAGACTTGTCACGCTCTTCTTGCTCGACGTCGTAGAGGAACTTGTCAGCCATTTTCTCCAAATAAGCTATGCGAGTTGGGTCAACTTGTGGCAACTCCAAGCTCATTCTGTGAGCTAGCATGAAAATAGTGGCTTCATACCACCTTTGTGGGATGGCTAACTGCTGTTGAAGCGTTCCAACGTCCTCAATCTGGGCTGAATACCACACAGTCATCTGCACAAATGACGTATTTGGCACAGGCCAGAGCGTCATGGTAGGCTGATTGATGGTTCGTTGAAAATAATATTGAAAAGGCTGGTTAGCAGTGAAATTTTTGTTGGGCAAATTGGTGTAATCGTCCCTATTTAGACGAGACATCTCAATTTCTGTGCTGTTATTGCCTAAAAACCACTCTCTAAGGGCCAAAGTTGTGCCATTGAAGGCTTGGATTCGGTAGAACTCGACGTTAAAGCCGGGGTCCACATCCTGCCACACCCACTGCCCATCAGTCACAGTCACATTTGTACCTGTGTAAATGGTCTGCCAGTTCACCCCATCGCTCGAAGCTTGCAAATAGTAGCTCCAAGTTGCTGTTCCAAAGTTTGCCACATAAGGCATGATGCCTATTGAGCCAATGTATTGGGGGTTTGATGTCCCATAATCAACTTGAAAGTAGCTATTGGGGTTAGTTTGCTGGCAGTAAGTCGATGTGTTTCCATCGCTGATGTTGGCAACAACGCCACCAGCACCAGATGTGTATGAGCCAGAAGGTCTTGCCAATTGTCGATATAAGACGTTTAGAGCGTCGTTTGCACCTAAGGGTAGCAGATACTCATACTGGTTGGCAATCAAGCCTACAACGGTCTTTTGGATGGCAAAATACTGTATTCCACGGTTGATCATGTTTGACAAAAGAAAATACAAGTTTTCTCTTGCAAACTGTTGTTGCTCGTCAGTGATCTCTTCAGCTAATTTTCCACAGCGACGCACAGCATGGTCAATGACCGTCTGCGTATTTATCACTGTGGTGCTTACGGTTCCTGAGAAAGCCATGTTTTTTCCTTACCAACCAGAACAGTTCCAACGCTTTAATGATGCTTTTGCTCTTGGTGCATCACCCTTGGCGTGTTTAACTACTCCAGACATCCTTGCACAAAACGAATCTTTTCTTGAGCCACCATGAGGCTGGGGTGCTTTGAGATGGCTACCAGTCTCTCGATTGTACTTTTCTCTGCCCTTGGCAGTTAGTCCAGCACCCCTGTCTGTCGATAATTTTTCACCACGACTGACAGCCAAGTTGACGCCACCACCATCTTTTTTCTTCGCAGTTTTAGCTGACTCAATAAAGGCTTCCTTGGTTGGGGCACCCTTAGCTCCGACACGACGCATTTTTTCGCCTGATCCATGGGATATCCGCTCCTGTTTAGCATGGATATTGGCATACAAGCCACCTTTTGCCATCTTCTTCCCCTCATCAGCTTTGACGAACTCTTTGCCAACCTTTTGAGGAACGCCACCAAAGCCACCCTTGGTGTGGGCGGCGGCTTCCATCAGTCGATGTTGAGCAGGCGATTTGCTAGGCATTATGAACCTGAACCTGTTACAGCATTATTATTTTGAATCAACTTACCAGTAACAATAATGCCTGCGGCTATGGTTCCAGTATTTGTGCTCAACTGCCATTGAATATCTGTCTTTTCTGCGTAAGCAAAAGGATCAGATGCTCTTGAAGCTGTGTAAATAGAAACAAATGGTTGTTGTAGAACAGCCAATTTAACGCCAGTTGCATTGTTGATTGCTTGCACTCTGTAAGTGATGATCGTGCTTCCAGTATAGCTATTTGAACTATTAACTTCAGCAAGGTCTAAATAGAAAGTGTAACCAGCAGGAACTGTGTAAATAGTGCTTTGTGATTTGCCAATACCAACATTGATTTGGGCAACAATGTTTGAAGATTGTTTCAATGTGATGGTTCCAACATTGGTGCTTTGCCCAGTGCCGGGCGAGACCATCAACAAACTATTAACTCTAAAGTAACTGTTTACAGTTGTAACTGCACCAGTTCCATTCATTGCCAATGTTTCAGAAATTGGATTAAAACTTGAATCCAATCCACTGATTAAAATTTTTGCAGACGTATCATCAGACGCAGAGGTACTTACCAGCGACAAAGTTGATGCTGATGTTATGTATGTGTATGTAGTTGCATTTTCCCAAATAGGAATTGCAGTTGTGGTTACTGAAGATTGATAACCAAAAAGGCTAACAACACTGTGTCCATAAATTTGACCGCGAGCTACTTGCAAATCAAATGGCTCATACGCACCTGCGCGAGTTACTGAAGCAACGATTCCATTACTCATGATGTTTCCTTAAAGAGTGGGAGCCTAAGCCCCCACCTTACTTAACGCTTGATACTGCCACCACGACGCTTTTGTGGAGGAGTCACAGAAACTTGTTTAACAGTCTTTGTAACGCTTCCAGCAGGCGGTGTAGTGCTACCCATACCAATAGCTGATTTGACCATGTTGTAACCCTTTCTAATGGGGTCTAACATCATGTTTCTCATCGCTAAGTTATCAGCAGTGTCCTGTTTTGCTACAGAGTCATATCCACCACGAGACAAATCGTTTTCATCTGTCCCTTCAGCAAACTTTTTTACTCTGCCACCTTTTTTGAAAGTGCCAGAAAGTTCGTTGATGTGAACTGGTCTAGAAGCAGGCTTGTGAGCTTGGGGCATTACCACGGCAGAACCCTGTTTATTAACAGCGCCCCCCGTGGCGAAGTGCTTTTTTACGGCATGACCTCCACGCTTGAAACCACCAGCATTGGACTCCATCACTTCACCAGTCTTGGTGTGTGTTTTGCCCTTAGGTGTAGTAGAGACGTTGTCTTCAGCTCCCATGACGCGACCACCCATAGCATAGTGATGTTTACCACCACGCTTGTGATGTGCCTTGCCACCATGCTTATAACCACCGTCATTAGCCATATCCACACCACCTGTACCGTGAGCAGTATCACGTCTACCTTGGTGAACTAAAGTATTTTCGTAATCGTGCTCATTGCCCTCAATGGTTCCACCCATTACGATCCTACCTCTTGTATCGCTCTCGTTGGTCTCAGCAGGAACTGAACCGCCAGTAGCATACTTACCACCTTTGCACATAGCTTTGTGGTGTTCCATCATTTTCTTGTGATGAGCAGAACCGCCTTCTTTGTGCATTTTGGCGTGGTGTTTAGCCATATGCTTGTGGTGCTCCATAGAGCCTTCTGGGTGTCCAGAAACGTGATGCACTTTGCCACCAGCTTTGTGGTGAACTTTTCCACCATGCTTGTAGCCACCTGCATTACCTTCTTTGACAGCTCCAGTACCGTGAACTCTGTCACGCTTGGCTTCATGCATCTCAGTGTTAACGTAAGGCTTCTCGTCGTTCTCAATGGTAGTTTTGGTTTCAAACTTGTCTAAAGCTTTAGCCATTCCATCACCAACTGAACCACCTTTGGCAAACTTGTGATGAGCTTTACCACCGTGTTTGAGAGTCAACTTAGTGCCCTTACCACCTTTGTGCTCTTGGGCGTCATGCTCTTTGAAAGCCTTTTTGATCATGGCTTTGTCTTGAGCAATGTCTCCACCGTCTTTGTGGTGAGCTTTTCCGCCCTTCTTCATCATAGGAGTAGCCATGGCCTTGCGACGCATAGCCATAGAAGGCTTCATGGGAGCGGCACCAGCCAAAGCAGGTACCAAACCACGAATAGCATTGCCAGCCATTCCGCCGTCAAGATGGTGTTCCATAGTCTTGTGACCATGCTCTTCCTTCTTGTGCTTCATGGAGACGTGACCGCCTTTTTTGAGTTTCAGAATAACTGAAGGCTCATCTGTCATCATTTTGGGCATTTGGCTGAAGCCGCCTGCACCCTTCATTGATTTAGCCATGGTTTATTTCTCCTTAGGCTTGAGTGACGCCTAATGCACCGATACGGGTAGCATTGGGACCAACAGCGATACCGGGCAGGGCGATAGTCATCACTAAACGCTTTGTGCCATCAGATGCTGTAGAGGGCTTATATGTTCCACGAACATCACCAGTAATAGATGATGCTGGGTTTGTCATATCAGCGGCTGTGAAGGTTCCTGTGTCTTGAGCAAGTGTGTTGTTCCAGCCCACTTTGACAACATAACCAGCGTCAAAACAGCGAACAGGCAAGCCCAAAATGTCTGTAGTACCAATGGTCACTGCTGTTGCAGAACCGTTGATCGTTGCACTAGCGATCTGATAGAAAGCTTTAGCACCAGACTTTGCAGTACCAGCAGTAGCAACTGTGATTGCCTCAGTCATTGGCTGACCGTAGTAATCATAACCAGAAACAGTGATTGTTCTGGCAGTTGTTGATGTGTTGATTTGCAATGCACGAGGTGTGTTCAATTGAAGAACAGTTGTACCATCAGCGCGAGTAACAGTCTTAACAGAAGTTCCAGCAGTCAAAGTTACAGCACCAGATCCAGTCGCTGTTTGTGATGCGGCAATATTGGCTGTTTGCAATGTTTGTGGCACACAATCCCAAATGTATACACGACCCAAAGGACCAACACCCAAATCCATAGGAGCGGGGTCACCTAGGTATGCATCACCTGAAGATGTGATTGTGATTGAACCAGTAGCACTTGAAGAAGCGCTAAGGGTATAAGTACCAGTACCACCAGAACCAGAGACAAAAGCTGTAATGTAAGAACCAGCAGTAATGCCTGTTCCGCTTACATATTGTCCAAGTGTTAATGGCTCACCGCTCTGAAGAGCAGTAATGGTCATTGTTGTGCCAGTAACAGAACCAGTGTAAACACCTTCTGTCTGGCTGAGATCCAGACCCATGTACGTCTGGGCTGGGCCTAAAAATAGGTCGTCTGAAAATTGAGGCATTTGATCTTCTCCATGAAAAGCTTGATCAGTTTAAAAAAAAAGGGGAGAGGTTTTTCCCCTCCCCATTAGGCTTATACGCCTGCGGTACCGTAAATAGCTCTTGGGTCGGTCCATCCGGGGATGTAACGCTCAGTAGCCTTGTAACGCATAGAGTCAGTCTCGAAGTCACCTTCCATGGTTTTCTCCAAACGACGACGCATCAAAAGCTTCATGCCTTCGGGCGCATCAGTTTGAACCCACCATGCTGTGGCTGATGTCAAACGAGAGATAACTGCGGCACCTTCATCCAACAAACCAATTGACTTAACAGGGTTCAAGTCATTGTTTGCTGTACCAGTACGCAGAACAGATTTCAACAATACTTCAGCTTGGAAGATGTTGCCGGGAGCCACAATCAATTGACGTGGAACCAAACGAATCTTCTTACCATTGTTGTCCACAGCTTGACGAATTTGAATCAACATCTGTTCGAGAGATGTTTGAGACAAGTTAGCGGCTGTAGCCAATTGGTTGCTAAATGTACCATTCACGATTGGGTGAGCTGTGTTAACAAGTGACACGCCATCACCACCGACATAAGAACTATTGAAGGCTCTGTTCAAAATGTTAGCGCAGAGAGTTTCTTTAGTCTCAATCAATGATTGGGCGAGGTGACGAGCATACACTTGACCAATACGGATGTGGTCGCCGTCTTCAACCAACACTTTGGTCAATGCGAAGGCCAAGCCATACACATTGTAAACATAGCGCTGGAGGAAGAGTACACCACCTTGTTGGTAGCTAACGGGTGTACCGTCAGGCAACTGGGGTGCGGCTCCAAATCCATAAAGGACTGGCTCTTCGTGGTAGTTACGGGGAATGCCCTCTTGTTCACGGAAAACACGAGACCATTCATCTTCACGGAGGTCATAGACACCGTCGAAACATTCGTTAAGAATAGGTTCAACAATACTTCTAAAGTCCGTACTTCGCATTGGTGCGGCCATGGTTTATGCCTCCTTATGCAATAGCAGTTACAGAACCGAAGAACTGTGACTGTGAGTTAACCACACGAACGACCGTGTAGGCATCTCCCCATGCATTGTCTGCATAGGGGGCTAAATCGACAACACGCATTTGACCTTGGCCTGTGTTACCTTGGGCTGTGTTGTACCCTAGAGTACATTGTGACAGACCTGTGGTAGTAGAACCAGCAGTCAAGTTAGTGAAGTTATACTCATTACCAATAGTGGTTTGAGCCATAGAACCGTCTGCTTGGATTTCATAAACGATGTTTTGGTCGTTATAGAAATAAGCTACGCATGATCCAGTCACATAAGATGTATTGGCAGGCCAATTGTTACTTACACGACGACGACCAGTTGTATCGGTCCACTCAACACCAGCAAATGCGCCAGACCATGAGTCAGAAGTGGCAGACACGGGAACAATAGTTCCTTGGCTACCAGTTAAAACTGCGGCTGTACTGTATTTGACGGGTTGACCCTTGAGGATAGCCGTAGCGTATCCTGATGCAATTCCACCAGCAAGAGCCTGTGCACGATCCAAACCAGAAGGGTGGAACGCAGGTCTCAAGCCAAATGGAGCACTAGTTGCTGACATAGTTAACTCCTTGTTAAATATCCTTACCCGTGAAAGATGGGATCAGGAACATTTTTTCGACTTAATTGCCTTAGACCATCGCCTTCGATATCCGCAAGGTGTCTGCCAGAACTGTCTTGTGCGCCTTGTAACTGCTCAACTTGGACTTTGATTTTCTCAGCCTCTTCGTTGGGCAACTCATGGTGCATATGCAACATAACGTCTTGATACATATCCATAGGAATTTTGTACAAAACCATTTCGTTGCAACTAACATATCCAGTGATTTCAGCACTCTTGACTTTGTGTTGCTCATAGTACGTTGGAACCTCTTCTCGTGGAACAGGTACATAGCCTAAGCGCATACGTTTATCAATCGTGTCGTAACCATTGGTTGTTGACAACCAGCATACGTGCCATCCGGGTATCTCAGGTACTTTGGGTAAAGCACTCTGTGTCCACTCCTCGCTCCACATCTTCCTAGTTGGACGTTCCTGCGAATTCATGAACTTCTCTTCGGGCGGTTGTCTAGTGATATCCTGACTAGCACGACTTTCACGACCACCAGCATTTAGAGATTTTTTTAAACGTGATTCCATTTTCTTAGTTCCTTAGTATTGGTTGTTACGGGCGCTCATTGCATAACGCTTGATCATCTTGGCTCGCTTTGCGGGATCATCCCACATACCTGCGTCTTTCATAGCTCTAACCTGTTCGGGCTGTAGCGTAAAAGTACTTCGGTTGCTATTGCCATTGACGCTTTCACGTCCAGAGCTTGTGACAACACTCCTTGGTCCCTTAGAAGACGGTTTTACGTCCATAGAGTCATTATATCTATGGTTAATTCGTTTTGACAACCTGTTATCGAGTTCGTCCCAATAATCTGAATCGTTGGGGTTCCAACCCTCTTTAACAAGTTCTTCATCCACGATCTTGGCAATCCGACTATCAATGTCACCGCCATTTGGGTTGTACCATGGATTTCTTTCCATCCACTCGCTAGCATGACGCTGTAAGCGTGGGTCTGGAATGTTATTCTGTACTTGAGGACGACTTGCTTGCTCTTTTGAATTTTTCAGAGCGGCAACTTGGTTTCTAGCCTCCAACCAAATTTCTTGCGCTTGGCTATAAGTCTCGCCGTCTCCAGCAGACATAGCCTCAGCCATCTTGATCTTGGCATAGTTAACGCGAGTCTCTTGGTCCTCAATTGCCTTGTCTATACGGGCTAAATCAGCGTTGTGGGTCTTTTTCTCCACCACTGCAAGCCTAGCCATTAACTCTTCGTTTTGCTTCCTCAGAAGGTTCAATTGGAGTTCTTTTTCAGAGGAAACAGCTTTAGCCAGTTCTCTCTTTTGTTTGCGCCTGTTGCGCTGAACTTTAGATTCCGATGGGTCATCGTCGTGATGGTCATCGTGTTCTTCAGTTTTAACTTCGTGTTTGTCCTCATTTTCTTGTTGAGGCACTAAATCTTCAGGTAGTTCTACCGTTGCAGATCCATCCAGTTCCTCATTGACGTTCATGTCAATCGGTTCTTCGACTTTCTTTTCTGTGTTCATATGTAAGCTTTCATTTGTAAGGGATCTCCAGTTACCGTGGCGATAACTTCATGATCGTTGAGAATCATAAAAAGAGCTGGTTCTTCTAAGTCGCTCTCTCCGGGCACTGGGACTTCCCAGCGATCTCCACCCCATTTGGGAACTCGCACATAATCCCCAACTTGACACCAAGAACCTTCAGGCCAAGGTTGCATCGTGTCACGATTCTTGAACGCTAGAGGTCCAATAATCAACACTTTGGCTACCATGTTCTGCCATTTCTCTGTTTCTTTGGTCTCAGCAACCATAACGATTCCACTCGCTGTTGTCTTCTTTGTGCGTTTTAATTGCACTAGAATCCTTGCGCCAAGCGGTTTGGCTTGCGGATCTACATTAGGGAACGCCCAATCTAAATCTGCGCCAGTTGTGCTATCTGTCATTATCTTTTTCCTCTTCTTCAGTTAATAATTTGTTAATGAAGTCTATGACCTCTTGGTGGCCCATGTAGACTCCTACCATGCGCTGATAAGACTCCCAAGTCGATGCATTGCCTTCTGCTAATGAGTACGCAACGTCTGCTTGTCTTTTCTTAATAGCGCCGATAACCTGTGAAATTAAAACCATTTATTTCTTTTTTTGCTCTGCTTGTGCTAAACCTCCTTGTTTTTTGGGTTCTGACTGGGTTTTACCGCCCATAGATGTACCATCAAGTGGAACTCCTTGGGCAATACGCTTGTGCTGTGGAACTTCCACAGACTTTTGCTCGTTATCGCTAGACATTTTGTCCTCCTAAGTAAGACTGGGCACGATTTTGTAGCTCCAGTGCAGTTTTCGCCTGCTCATGTCGCAAAATATCCGCATCATGGGATATTTTTGCTGATTCAATGTTCTGTTTTGTAATGTTATTGGTGGAATCCAACGCAACTTTCAACTGATTGTCAGCATTAGACTTGGCTAAGTCAGCTTGAATCCTAGAAGACTCAAGTTGTCCGTCTTGCTGTAGCCTTTGCTGATTGATTGCCATCTCAGCTTTGTCTCTTTGTGCCCTACGGTTGGTTTCAGCCATAGAAGTCTGGATCAAAGCCTGAGCATCTGGGTCCATAGGCTGTTGTTGTTTCTTCAGAGCGTCTAATTGCTGTTGCATCTCACCCAAAATTGGCATGATCTGCTGGAAAGTCTGTTGAGATTCCTTGAAAACAGCAATAGAAGCCTTGGCATACTGCTCATCTATGCGTTTTGTATTCAATGGATCGTCATAATCCAAGCCACGCTCTTTCAATCCGCTCTCAGCATACAAGTTCATGGTCTGCTCATACCACATACCCAAGTGTTGTTGGATGTGATCTATGCCAGCAGGCAAGAATTTAGGCATGAAAAGCGGATTAGAACCAAACATTGGGTTGCGATAGAAGTCAATGTGGCTTTGAATGTGGGCCAAATGGTCTTGTTCGTCATAAGCTTTAGCTGGCTCACCCTTCAACAGATTAAAGTTCTCCTTAGCGGAGTTCACCATGTCGTCTTCTGGCTCTTGAAGGAGCAACTCATTGATCTGAGGCACCTTCATTTGCTTCATGAACCGCTCAATAACCGCTTTTCTGTCAAACAAATCAGGGTTTGCCGCCATAATTTGCATCACAGCTTGCGTTTGAGCCATCCTCTGCGTCTCAGAGAAGATATGTGGGTCAGAAACTGGGATAACATCAGTGTTGCGCTTGAAGTCATCCTTATGGATATCAAGGTCAACCACTAACTCACCACGTCTTTGCTCGTCCAAGTACCATCTGTTGAGGCGTCCAAGCACCTTCAAGACCCTGCCTTGGCTCTCGTGCAACCTAGCATGGATTGCTGAGAACACAACCGCACCCTGCTCGATTAGAGCTTGCGTTGTTCCAACTGGCATATTGGCATTGACGTCAGCAATTTTCTCCTCAGAAGTTGTTATAACCCCTTTAGCGGCGTCTGTTAACCAGCCCAATAGCTCCATAAGCACAGGAGATGGGGGATTGAAAGGCATAGGCATGGCGATCTTGCGAACATCGTCTACACCGGGAGCGCCCTCGATCTCCGCAATCTGTGTCACCTCAACTTGATCAGTCTGACCCGACATCCTAGCTCCCTTGAGCTTGAGCATTGTCGCGGCGTTGTTAATGTGCGCCGAGTCTAATAGTGCACGTAATGAACCAGTGAGGGCGGCGGACAATCCGCCAATGAGATGAGGGAGACCAATCGCATACGCTCCCCTCCAAGGTATGAACTTGAACTCAATGAGCCAATCCAATTTTGTAAGAGTTTCATCACCTTCCTCCCAGTTACGGTACAAACCAACCACCTTTTGGTCTAATTCATCAACCATCAAAATGTAAGGTGCTGACTCGCCGCCAGTTCTTTTGTCTTCATCTAACTCTAGCCATGTGTATATGTGATAGACGTTCCTGACGCCATCATCATTGTCTTCATAGCGTTTACCCTCGATCTTGGCGTTTGCCTTCTCTGCAAAGCTTTGCTCAGGTTCAGCAGAAGCACGAATTAAATTGATGTCTCTATACAAACCAGCTCTAACCCTATTGTTAAACTCCCATGAACTGATCGTGTTGACTTCAGTTACACGCTGGGCTGTATAGAAGTTAGCCGCCTCAAAGGGCAGATAAATCTTATCAATAGGCACAAATTCAGTACAGGGACGTTTTTTGTTCTCGTCGTACCACATTTTGAGGTATTGTGAGCCACCAAGAGGAAGTTGGGTCAGTAACTGCTCTTGTTCGTCCCTGAACTCTTCGATCTGCTCGGTCAACTGCCAGTTCATGTAGTCTCGCTTACGCTCTGCTACTTCGATCTTCTCTTTGTCAACGTCGCCAATAATCTTTGTACGGGTTGGGCCATCAGGTGGGAACATCTCCTTGATAGCTCTAGAAGCAAAGTCTACGCAAGCCTCGGCCATAACAGGGTGTACAACTCTGGATGCACCCATAAAATTGGCACCACCGGGGGCATCATTCCCCAATCCCGTCCTCTTCAAACCCTCTTCATACTTCTTGTCACGCTCCTCACGGCTAGTCTTGTCGTTCTTGATCAAGTCTAGGTAATGCATGGCCACTCTGTTCAAGTCATATGGATCAAACACCTCTGCCAAGTTTTGGTAGAAGTCTTCGTCTTCCATAGGACCATCAAAGTCATTCATCACCACAATGGCTGAACCATCAGGTTGCTCTATGACATCAGAATCATCTTCTGGCATCTCAACGTGAATGTTTCCGTCCTCATCTGGGTCAGACATACCATCGACGAAACGTCCATAGTCTTGTTCAATTGGCATCTGTGTAGCCATAGTTATTTCCTTTTAAACTGTGTTTCTGCCCAATGAGTGTCTGGGTTAGTGTTGAGATTGACTTTACCGCCACGTCTATATTTTGGTAATCCCTCAGTCTGAACCTGTTGCTTCATCTCTGGGGTGATATCAAAAGAATGTAACGCAGTTGTTTTATTTGCGTTATCTTTAGAAAATTGATCCATCATGGATTCTTTTTGCTCATAAGGCATATCCAACCAAGCTTGCTCAGGCGTATTGGTCTGACGCAACATATCTGTTATGGATAGGTCGGTAGTCTGTGGCGTGGCTATGTTCATGCCATTCAACTGGACTTGTGCCCCATAAGGTTTGCCAATCTTGTTCAAAACACTTGGAATGCGCTGGTCGTATGCGGCCTTCATGCCCTCACCGCCAACTTGCAAATCTAAACCAGACAATGTTCTTTGTTGAGATGGAACATTTGGACGATCATGGCCTTCAGCGGGCTGATCTAATAGCTTTTGAGCGGCATCTTTACCAATGTAATCTTGCACCTTTTCTTTAGGAACAGATTGATTTAAGACATTGTTACCCTGTAAATCATAAGCATGAAGAACACCCTTATCTGAGTTAGGCTCATCAAAGTATTTAACTTTGCTTATTTTTTTACTCAAATCATAGCGATCAGCTTGAACAGCTCCGGGCGTAATCGCTATCTTGTCATACCCATTCTCCACTGCGTGGTTTACTAGGTGCTTTAATGCAAGTTCTTCCCAGTTCTTTTTGAAAGGTGCATCAGGGACTGAATCGTCACGCTTTTTTATCAGGCCAGCCCATTCAGCACGATCAGCCATAGAAATATTTCCATTAACTGACATTTTTTGAAGTTGTTCTATACGTTTTACATCTTCTGGTGTCAGTTGATTTCCATATCCCTTATCTCTTCCTTGCTGATGCCAATCTGACTGCAACTCCTCAAGGTGCAATACCTTCTCGTTGTTTGGACCAATCCTATCGCTTATCCTCATATGGGCCAATACGTTTGGTTCATCCCAATGTTGAGATTGGAAAGCTGGGCCTTCATGACTAGGTAGAGTTAACAACATTTCCCGATAGTTTTCATTGTCGGGCAACTGATACTCATGGTACTTTGTATAGCCTCCTAAGGCTTCTACAGCGTCATGGTGAGCTTGAATAGGGTCAACGTATACAGTACGCCCACGATAGTCTTCACGCTCTGATGCGTCTTTTAAGAAGTCTTCGTAGTCAGGATGTTCTGTAGGGTCGTTATATTTTGTTTTGACTTCAACTCTAGCAGGCGGATTCTTTTGGACAACCTTTTGCACCGTAGCCTTGTCAACCTTGGGTAAACTACCCAAAGCCTTATCCAACCCACGCTCTTGAATCTCTGCTTGCTTGACGCCAGCTTTTTTTGTCAGCTCACCCAAGAACTCTGAGCCTGTGCCCTTGTTTCTCAACAAAGACTCAAGCGCTTTATCAAATGCTGAATAAAGTGGTTTAGCCGAAGGCATTATCTAGTCCTCTCAACAATATGCACTTCTTCGCCGTCAAGGTGATGCACTGTGGTCTTAACAGCTCCACCCTTCTTTTTACCAGTCAAAGATTTCATCTGGCGCTGATACTCACCTAGCTCATCAATCAACTGCTGGTCAATGATCTGGCGTGGTCCAACCATCCCAAACGAACCAAACTCTTGTGATCCACCCTGCTTAGGGTTTGCCCTAATAGCTTGTGTGGTATCAGGAAAGGACAGCTCATAAGGAATTGGGTATTGAGTTGAACCCAAGAACTTGCCGGGTATGTCGTGGCTGTACGTAGGATGCGTAGACAAAGGCAAAGGTTGGTCAGGATACATCTCTCCGATACCTTGACCAGTCACGCCTATCTCTAAGTTTCTGAGGCTGGGCACAGTTACTGCATGGGCGATGTCTTGACCACTTGGTACGCCATACATCTTGCTGGTGTTGGCTTTGGTCATCAGCTCGTTGAAGTGCTTACGCAGACCGGGGTCCATCTGCATTTGGAGATAAGCATCGCCTACATCCTCGATACCGGGGAAGTTGGGTCTTGGTCCATTAGACAGCGGTCCACCCCTGCGGATGGCATCATTCAGCGCTTCCATCTGCGCCTTGGTCATCTTGGATGGATCAATAGCGTTCAGGTTAGCGTCAGCAAAGTGCTGTGCATAGTAATAGCTATCTGGTCCCATCATGACGTAATTGCCCAACACTGGAGCGTTGTATTGCTCTGAAGCGGCTTTGGCTAAGTTCTGTACTTTCTTGGCGGCTCCTAAGCCTGATGCCCAGAATGCATCGTTTCCATGCCCATACATTGGGCCGCCATGCTGTGGAGAAGGCGACTGAAGGGTAACGTCACCCACGCTGTGCAAAGTCTGGTTAGAGACCGTTGGATCACCTTTAATGCCAATCATGACCTTGCCCTTGTGTTTGGCTAGATCAACGATGTCAGGAGGAGGCAAGTCTTTGTCAGGACGGATGTCAATAGGGAGGTCTTTCTCACGGGCAAACTGCTTTTGTGTCTTGCCTGCAATGCTTTGAGTGCCAGCTCCACGAATAAACTCTTCCCCAGTCACTTGGGGGGCTAGGCGTTCGGCAATCGCTCTGATCTCTTCCAAAGTCTTGGGGGCGGCCCTCTCAAGCATCTTAGCTACAGTTCCACCACCTGCAAACCCACGTTGCATAATCTCTGCTTGCATGACGTCAGGGTTGTCAGATATACGGACTTTCCCTCCACGCTTCATCTTTGGTGCTTCTTCAGGTGCTCCACCTACTGTGCCCAAGTCAACTGTAGGTTGTGGAACATCGCCATGTATTTGACGAAGTTTATCTATATCTGCAAGTCTTCTACCCAAACTATCTGCGTCATATTCTTCAGGGTTATTAAGACCTGCTTTCATTTCATTAAAAGTATAGGGAACAGTTGGATGGAGTGGCTGTACCGATCTACGTTCAAGCTCATCCATCTCATGTCGCGTATAGACTGGCTCATTGGTTGAAAACTCTTTGCCGATGGCATCCAAATAATCTCTGTTAGCTTGTCTGTGTTGCTCAAACGCAGGATGTGTGTCTAAAAAAGTTTTGGCTTCATCAACTTTAGGTTTTAACTCTTCTGTAGTTAAATATTGATTTCCAACTTTATTTAATCCAGTATTTTGTAAATCACCAACATCACTCCAACTACCTGACTTTACAAAGTCTTGAACAAAAGGGAGGTATTGCTCGTTAGGAGCACGATTCTGCTTGCCTTTAATTTGAACAATTCGGTCTAGTTCATTTTGTGGATTTTGTTTTAACCAATCACTAGCAAATTGTTCTTTTAATTCATTTAGTTTATCGTGACCATGAAAAGATAAATTCTCATCTTTATCCCATAAATTTGAATCGTCAATTTGACGAATTGCGTTAATTGATTTATCTTGTATTTCATCTTGAACATCTTCTGGTAAATCTTGATAACCACGAGGTTGTGGAACAGATTTGCCCACTTCAACCGTCACATGAGGCTCACCCTTGGCATCCCTAAGACTAAAGATGCGTGATTCACCAGAAACAACATCAGGGCAATAGCCACCAACGCAATGGCCCATCGTATCGCCTTCGTACTTGAGTGCGTCTACAAGAGCTTTATATCCTTCTCCACCTTTTCTGTTATAAAAACGCAAAAGCGCACTTTCTGGAGAATTGGTTGCCTCAATTTGTGTAATGCCTTTAGGATCAGAAACTGTATGCAAAAGACCATATCTTGGATGATCAATAGTATCTAGCTTCATGCCCTCTGGAAGAGTATAACCTTCAGGTACTGTTTTTGGACTGGTCAACTCAATCCACTTGTGGCCAGTTGGATACTCTTTAACCGTTGGCATACCCTCAGTCATCTTGATCTGGGCTTCTGCCATTTTTTTGGCTTTATCTTCGTTGTACTCATGAGCACGACTTACAGCTTGCTCCATGCTTACATTCTTCAAGCTTTCAGGACGAAGACGACCGTTGGCTAAATCTTCTTTGAGAACGTCAATGATGTGATCGAAACCCAAATAATTGGGACGCATAGTATAATCAGGAAAGTACACATTAGTTTCAGGATCAGCTTTTTCATGCCATGGCTCTTTGAAGCTATCGCCTAATAAACCAATGTTTTTAACTTTAAATCGTGATAACGCAACATCAGTAGCATCTTCCCAAGCTTGAGCCTCTGGTGAGTTAGCTAACTTTGATCCTTCCATGCTACGACGCCTGTCGCTTGCATATTGTCTATTCAATCCTAACTGATCTGGTGGTATATGGATGATTCCCTTCTCTGCTAACTTACGAACTGGGTCTTCAGGCGTGGCCATCTGATTTTTAATATAGTTAGTCAGATTTTTGTCAACCCAATTGTTGATGGCGGCTTCTTTTTTATATTGAGGTAATTGAAGTCTAAGAACTTCTTTACCTTCTTCTCCCAAATCTGGATTTTTGAGTTGTCTTTCAATGAACTCAATCATTTGGTCAGGTGTTCCCAAACGAGTTTCGGACTTCAAGCCCTCCAAACTTTTTTCAACATTACCTTTTAACCAGTTGCCGCCTTTGGGCTTAACCACAAAGTTCGGCTGGGGAACGATAGACTTCAACCAGTTTGGTCCTTGACCCATGGCCGCACTGCTCAAGCCTTCGCCTGCAATCTTAGCCACACCCTTAGCGCCCCTACCAGCTAAACCAGCAACGTCTACCGCAAAGGGGGCCACGTCCAAAGCAAAGTCAGCTACATCAGGTTGGAGTCTTGTTGTCCCACCTATACCACCAGCTCCAGTGGTCAAAGGCTCACCCCTTGCTAGTCTGCCTGCGAACTTACCAGCCGACTCAAAAGGTAAAAGGTCAGCAATGGTTGGACCTCTGGATTTGATTTCTTTGCCGTCAACCGTAGGATGCGCCATCCACTCTAAAGCTTTAGATAGTTCAGCAAGATACTTGTTCTCTGGCGTAGCCTTTAATTCGTCAGCCATTGTGACCTCGTAAGGGGGGATTTAACCATATTATGCCCATGATTTGAGCTTGGGTCTACTGAGCATAAGGATTTACAGCCTTTCTTGAACGTCCAGAGTCAACATAGTCGTCCATGTCCCACGCTTCTGGTCTTGGGCCATCAATGTCTAACCAGCCGCTATCTCTGAGATATCTCAGCGCCTGCGTCATAGCATCCACATAGTCGTCATGCGCTGACTCAGGAAAGCTACACACTTGACTAACCATGCCCTCAGCCCAGTCCTTTACGTACCCCTTGTTGTTCGAGCTTTCAGGTATCCATACGCGACCCATGGCGATGATGTTGGAGACAATGTTCAGGCGCTGAGTTTTATCTGCACGACCGGGGTTATACGCTCTCACAGGCAAATGCGCCCTCTGTAAGTCTTGTATAAGACTAATGCCTGCTGACTTGTCTTCAATCAAGATAAGGTCAACGCGCTTTTTCTCTTTGCCATCCCCAAACACCACCTCATATTCTTCTTTGACCTTTGGGCGTAGATCAGGATACTGCAGGCGGTCTTGCCAGCAATCTATCACCATCACACTCATAGGGCCGTCTGTAGGCTTGAACATCCCAAATGTAATGGAAGCTGTAGGATCGTTCACCGTCTTGTCTGTGTAGGCGCAGTCATAGCTTTGCACAATGTATTCAAACTTGGGGAATGCTTTTCCAGCAGGCCAGAGTCTGAACATCGAGCGTTTGATGATACCCACGTCCTCGGCGTCGAGCACCACGCCCATCACCTCTTGGTCGAACAATCTAGTGCCTTGATAACTAAGAAGCTGGTTCTGAAAGCTAGGGGCCAAGTTCTTGATGTTCTCGTAGGTAGAAGCCCTAGTCACTAAAACGTCTTGTCCTTCCCGCCCTACTAGCTCAACGATCAAGTCTTTGGGTCTTGGAGTTGTTGTACAGATGATTCTGGTCTTCTGTCCCAAACGTACAGAGAACATGATCTGGTCCCACGTCTCTTGAAGATAATCGTACGCCGCCAGCTCATCACACCACGCTCCATGCCACTGCGGTCCACGAAAGCGGTTAGGCTCAGACGCTGGTATCCCCCCAATGATTGAGCCATTGACCAATGTAATCTGACTAATACTTTTGTTGTAGTCAGCAATCAAAGGCGCTGGTATGACGTTGATCAAACCTGAGTCGCCTTCAATACAAGTTCCGCGTATGTCTGCAGAAGTTGGAGCTGTAATCAGCCATCTGGTCTTAGGCTGGGTCCAAGCCCACCACCATATCTGCTCACTGGCCAGTCTAGTCTTACCCGCACCCCTACCAGCTAAGACCAATTGGATGCTGAACCAATCCCCTTGAGGTGGCAGTTGATGCTTATGAGCATTCTTCAGCCACTTGAGTCTTGATGCGTACGCTATCTGATCTAAGTCATCTAGCTGATCAAAAGCCTTTTGGACTTCAGGGTCAGCAAGAATTGAAAAGGCGTCACTCATTGACTGAGTTCAGCTCAATGTTCTTCATGACTTCGTCCATCATCTCTTTGGCTTTGATCCTGTGCTCGTGTATGACAGGATTCTCAGCATCCCCAACCATCTCTGTTCTTGCAAGCTTAGGAATGTGATACTCAACTACGCTTTGAAACAACTCAAATGCTTTTGCAGGATTAGGCTTAATATCGTGAGTTGGATCTCCTTCAGCGACCCTATCGAGCCATTCAGAGAGCCTATGAGCGTTTCCATCTACAAACGTAGCTATAGCTTGCCTAGCCTCTTGCGTGGCCTTATTGGGCGTTCCTGCCTGTCTACCGCCTGTTTTAACACCTACTGCCATAACATTACCTCTAAGTTAATCTAGTTCAGACAAGTTAGTGGATGCTAACAACATTTAGGTCATTGTTGCATTCCCTATCTAAAGTCTTATGCATATGTGTAGTTTAACTTAGGTTCTATTGTTTTGTCATCCTGCCATGATTCTGTCGTTGAGTCTTTTGTTGTTTGCTTTTAGTTCTTCTACTTTGTTTTTGTATTCTGCTACTTGGTTTTCTAAGTATCTTATTCTGCTTTGAGCATACTCTACCCAGTTCATCCACTCTAAGTCTTGTACCTCTTCTATTTTTGGCGGTTTAGGGTCTGGTGCCTTTGTAGTCTCTACAGGAACGGTCTTCTGTTTTGTTTTCAATATGCCTTTTGGGGCTTTTGCTAGAACTTTTGTAGTCATATCAATGCCTTTGTGTTGGAATACGGTTCATAATCTTCTCTGCTAACTCTTCATGCCCTGCTTCCTTTACCATGTCAGCACAGGCTTGCCTCTCTATCATTACTGCGGTTTTTGATGTATCAATTGCCACTGCCATGACTTCTGCTATTTTAAGGCTTAACTTTTCGTTAAACTCATTCTCGGTGAATAATTGTTGGCCAGTTCCCCTAGCTAAGAACTGACGCTGAAAATCACTCATTGGTTTACTCATGTATTGCGCTCCTTCAGCTTGCGTCCAAGTTCTTTAGCCAACGCAAATATGTCCTGACCCTTGCAAAAGTTTGCAATTTCAAATATTTCATCTTTGGTTAGGTCTACCCATTCACGCTTGCCCATTGCG